GGCCGAAAGGCCCCCATTTCTAGGAAATCCGTCCTGGAAGGACGTCTTTCTTTCGAATGTGTGGATCAAAACTCCATGCATCTGAGAGGGGATGTTCCCCACATCGTCCATTTGGACGAGCGTAGACTAAGTAAGAGAGAATGACTCTCCCCATTCGCTTGGGGGACCAGCAAGCGTGTGCTCACACCTCACGCCCTGGGAGGAAGGTATCTTATAACCTTGCGCTCGACAGGTCTTGTAGAGGTCGCTACCTTTAGGGAGATAGTTTAAGAACAGGGACGTTGTCTTGGTTCTTAGGCGAAATGGGGGAATAGAGTCATGGAAGAGCGGACCGTTGTGTCGTCCAAAAGATTGCACATGGCAACCGTTTAGAGTGAACCTCGATCCAAGGGGGTCGGTAGATCCGGAGAAGGAGGGGTGGCCGAATAAGCCAACATATGTTGACGTCGTCGACGACCTAGGGTGATCCAGAGGCGGTTTCAAGACTGATTAGTCTGGCCGGCCTGGGGCCCTTTCCCTTCGGAACTATCCGATCCCTGTGACTCGACGCCCCCGGGGTCGAACTAGGGTGTAGTGGATTAGCTATAATAAGCCTGATTGGTACTCTACCAACGTCTTCCAAGACTGGCTGCGGCCCTCGCAAGAGGAAACCGAAGTCCCTTAGAGTATAGTATAAACTTAAAAGTGACAATAAGCACAAACATCAAGCGAACGCTTGGTCGTGCGTATTCTCGACTGCTAAGCTCCTATGCCTCTTTGGGTGCCATGCTCAAGGTAAAACTTGGGCGGCCGGCGGTGTCACACGTCCTTGGATGTGTGGCACTGCTGGGACGGAGAGTCAACCTTTCAGTGGTTAAAGTAGTTATCACCACGGTTGCTGCGTATCACAAACTGTATAAACATGGAGGTATAAAATTTCTGGTAATCTACCTGAAGGCTTGTACCTCTATGCTCCAGCAAGTGATCGGCGGGCAACGACTACACGACTTATCGCCCTTCGGGGCGCGAGTTGGTCGAACGCATTCGGGACTTCCTTCCATAATTCCAGCTCTTCACAGGGCGAGGATACGATCGGGAGAGACCTGGGTTATACGATTCTGGGCGACTCTATTCGGCTTATACCGAGTCTTGGAGTTTCCTGGAAAAGTTAAACTTGGGTCTATTACCGATCCATGCCTTATGGACCTCTCTTTATTATACGAATTTAGTCAATTCGTACTACTTCATTTTACCAAGGTACTGCGATCGAACTTTCACGCTGAAGGTTCTGTTACAGATGCCCTCTGGTCCGATGAAGGTGAGGGTCCTCTGGAGTTTATGAAAGGACTCCGAGCCAAACCCTTCCTGATCTCGAAGTCTGGGCCTTCGCTTCAACCTGGGAATATTCCGACGAATGGTCAGAGTACTTCCCCGGCTTCGATCTTGGCTTCAGCATTCACTTGGCTACACAGCCCTCTCTTCCCAATTTTAACTAATTGGTGCAAGATGACTGGTAACATTTGGGTGTTGAACCGAATCGAGGCCTGGGCCAAAGAGTTGTGGGTCTGGGAGGATACTCATCCTCTTAGCCCAGGAGGACATTCGTGTCCTTTTGAAGCAACTAATTGGCTAGGAAAGCTGGGGTTCAAACCAGAGCCTGCAGGTAAGGTTCGGGTGTTCGCGATGGTCGACCCATGGACACAGTGGCTGATGGATGCCCTTCATCGGGCAATCTTTAAGCTACTGGAGCAGATTCCACAAGATGGGACCTTCGATCAGATGCGTCCGATCGGAAGATTGATGGAGTATCAGGACACTAACCGCTTAACAAACGGTAAGAAACCTGAGCTCTATTCTTTCGACCTTTCGTCTGCTACTGATCGAATCCCGCTTACCTTGCAAAAGGTATTGCTTTCCCCCTTCTTAACAAGTTGGGGGGCGGAATTGTGGGGTTGCCTAATGGTTGGTCGCGAGTATAGTTGTCCTAAGACAATTACATTCGGAAAAGGGCAGCCTAAACAGCTGCTCTCTTCGACTGGTTTTGTGAAATACCAGACCGGACAACCAATGGGTGCTCTGTCATCATGGGCGATG